TAGATGGCTTCAATCCAGATACAGGAACAGATGTGTCTAACACCTCCGATATAACAGTTTTACCTGATGGAAGTGTTATTAACGATGGTCAAACAAACATAGGCAACGGATTAACAGATTTAACAGATCCATCTAATACAGTGATAGGTGTTGGTGCTAACACTGTCGAACCAGGAACAGTTGCTCCAAAAGATGGATTAGTCAAAGGCGAATTTGACGATGTAATTGTCGATCCAGATGACGATTCAAGACCACGAAATGTTTATGGCGTGGCTTCTGATACGCAGTTAACATTAAAGGCTCCATTAGTTACAACTTACAGAAATCTTGATATAATTATTGATAGTGATACTGCTAAACTAAGTATTAATAAAAAATTACGCATAGGTGAAGTTACATGGCTTAATGTAATAGAGGCTGAGGAGTTTGCTACATATCAAGAAGGTATTAGTCAAATAAGATTAAAAAGAGCCGAATTAATAAATCCAATTGTTGGAACATTTACTATTAACGCATCCGACAAATATACATTAGACATTGAATGGGATGTAGATACTTTGCCTACAGATACGCTAATACCGGGTATTGCTCGTAGCGCAAACGATGAAGGCACAATTGATTATATAATTAATCCTAGAACATTTAATCCTATTACACACTACGGTGCTACTAAATCAGATATTCCTTTAGGAGCACGTTTGCTTATGTTAGCACCTATTGGCGGTAAAGTTGAGCGCAAGCAATCTTTCTTGTTGCCTGATAATACTATTGATACAGAAACAGACTTTGATGCTGTATATGGACATGATATTTTTGTTAACGGTGTTAAGGTAACATCTACTGCAATTAACAAAGACGACAAGTATGTGATTAAACTAGACTCGCCAGCGCCTGCTGATGTAACTGTTCGTTATGTATTATACTTGAACGAAGATGGGGCTGATGCCTGGAAGAGTGTATCAGGTGATGACTTTATTGCAGACCATTATGATATTGTAGAATGGGATGGTAGCAAGTGGAATATAGTATTTGACGCAAGCGAATCGACAGAAACTGTTTACATAACAAATCTTACAACAAACACACAATACTATTTCAACAGTTATTTTTGGCAAAAAGCCATCGACGGTTACTATTCAAACGGCACCTGGGATTTGGTTTTATAATATAACTATTTTTATGAATAAAAAAATTACATGCAGCGGAACCTTATTCTATAGTTTAAAAACTAAACGTTTTTTGCTACTCCATAGAACCCAAGGTAAACAAAAAGAATTATGGGGACTAGTTGGAGGCACTAATGAAGACGGCGAAACTCCTTGGGAAGGTTTGCAAAGAGAAATCGTAGAAGAGATAGGCGAAACACCCGAAATAAAGAAAACTGTTCCGTTGGAAAGTTTTATTTCTAATGATCAGTTTTTCCATTTTCACACATATTTGTGTGTAGTAGAAAACGAATTTATTCCAAAATTAAACAACGAACATGATGGATATGCATGGGTAGCATTTAAAAAATGGCCCAAGCCTTTGCATCAAGGTCTAAACAATACGTTAAGAAATAAAACAAATCAAAGCAAATTAGAAACAGTTATACGTCTTGTTGATATGATTGCTTAAACTGTTCTTCTAGCCATTCAAAATCATTTATCTTTTTCAATGCTTCAGTATTATTCGCCGCAAATTCACCGTATTTTTTGCCGTGAATAGCACCGCTAATCGCCGCATCACCGAATGGTTTGTCAATACCTCTGGTGCACCATGCATTTAATCTAAACTCAGTTTCTTCGTCATTTTGTCTGTCTATAGATTTGCTGGCTAACTTTACACATTCTCTAAATGCACTTTTCCATGTAGAAAACTCGTCAGTGTTAAATGCACTTATGTTGCTCATTTGTGGCACACTTTTGAAGTTTCGACTTATACTTGTAGTCATATCAGGCGTGTTTGTATTCATATTCAAAGTTAAATGCTTAGGTAATAATTTAACTCCGCCATACCCATAAATTAATCCGTTTATAGGATTTAAACTTCTCCATACATACACTGTGTTTCGTCCATCTAAATCGTAATGACTAATTTGATAATCAAATTCAAAGTCATCAATAATTTGTGCATCTGCATCTACAACCCAAAACATATCTGTTTTTGCTATTTTGGCAGCAGCAATATGTGCTTGGTGTATTCCTTTTACACCATTTACTCTTTTTGCATTAGGAAATTTTTCAGTAAGTTTTTTAAAATTTTCATCTGCATTAGGCTCATTGTAACTTATAAAAACAATATCAAAAGGTTTAGGTTTGCTGGCTTGTGTGTCGTATTCTTTTTTGATGGCATAAAATCTATGCTCAATTTCTCTATCTGTTAAATTCAAAGATTTACTAGTTAATGCAATACCGTCAAAATACTCGCCGTTTTTCCAAACATGATTTATTTTTCTTTCGTATTGATTATGATGATCGATATAAAAATTCCAATTGAAATCATCATTTACAATGATATCATCAGGTTTAATAAAAAATAAATCAGTAGGAGATTTATCAAATGCTTCTAAATACTGTTTGTAATTATTAACATTAAAAACAGGATACGGCTTAGGATCGCTAGCAACTATATTCCATTCTTTTTTTGTAATATAAAATCTATGTTCTATTTCTTTTTCACTGACTAAAGAATTTTTACTAAAAAGCACAACTCCGTCTTTGTATTTTCCATTATTGAAAATATGATTAGTATTTCTATCATGGTTATTATAATGACTAAAATACAATGAAAAATCAAAATCGTCTCTAACAATTACATCGCTAGGCACTCCCCAAAACATATTTGTCTTGCTGCTATACAATGCATTAGTATAATCTTCATAAGTATCTATGGTAAATTTATCATACTTCTTTGGTTCGCTGGCAACAATATCTAATTCTTTTTTGTTAACAAAAAATCTATTCTCAATTTCTTTAACTGTAACTTCTTCAAACTTATTAAACAGCACTACACCGTCTCTATGCTCACCATTTAAGAAAATGTAATTTGTTCTTCTATCTATTTCATCTTTGTCTAATTCTTCGTCCCATTTAAAATCTTTTTTTACATCAACGTCATCCGGAATGCCCCAGAACATATCTGTGGTAGTATCTTTTATAGCATTGAGATAATCTTCGTAAGTGTTTATAGTAAATCTATCAAATGGTTTAGGTTTACTTACTTCTAAATCGTGTTCAATTCTAGATGCAATAAATTTATAAATTATTTCTTTTTCGGTCACTATGCTATGCTTGCTATACAACACAAGCCCGTCGTAGCGTGTTCCATTTTTAAACACATGATTTTGTTTTCTATCAGCTTTATTATGATAAGAAATATACATTGAAAAAATATCATCATTTACAATGTCAATACAGTCGGGTATTCCCCAAAACATTTCTGTAGTGCTGTATTTGAATGCGTGTTGATAATCATTGTAATTGTTTATTTTAAATTGATCAAACTTTCTTGGATCGCTAGCTACAATTCTTATTTCTTTCTTTTTGGCAAAAAATCTGTGTTCTAACTCTTTATCAGTCATTGCATAGTTTTTTGGACAAAGTATAATGCCATCAAGCTGATCTAAATCTCCATTGCCAAAAGTATGAACATAATCTAAACTCCAATCGTCTGGCACATATGAAAACTTAAATGTTGGACGCATTATTGTATCATGCCATACAACCCAAAACATATCAGTAAACGATCTTTGCTGTGCTTGTTCAAAAGATTCTACGATTTGCACATTAGGAATATTATTCATAGCCCATTCTTTTTGAGTGCTGTCGCCGTCTATAAAGAAAATATCAAACTTTTCTTTTCCATAATAAGGATCGTAACATCCGCAAATATAATTGTGTTCTATTTCTTTATACTTTTGTTTTTGTGTAGGAACCAGTTTTACTTTATCATAACTGATAATTTTCTTGCTATTCTTATGCACATATGGAAATTTATGAATACACGTTTCTTCTTCTTGTCTAGGCCTAAAATACCAAGGAAATGTATCAAAGGTTCTTATACTGTCATCAACAAGCCATACATATTCGCTATCATAATTGTTTTTCCATACTTGTTCGAGATTATTTGTATCTCCAGTTTTTACAATTGGAAATTTATCCAAAATATGATTTTTTAAATAATCTTGTCCATTAAAAGTCGGACTACCATATTTTTCAAATCTGTCTATAGCTCTCATAACTTATTAGCCTTTATTCCTATATGTGCCATTTGCATACTTACATCTGCATCAATCCAAACATCAATGTTGTGTTTGTATGCTAGATTACAAAAATATATATCCTCGCCGCTGAAGTTATCGGTTTCATTATTATATTGATGAGCAAACCAAGGTTTAGGAAGTTTGTCAAAAACTTCTGCTTTTATCATCATACATCCCATACCCACTGCCCACACCTTGTGTAAACCACGAGTAGCATCCAATCTTTCCTCTATATTGTCAGGATCAGTAAATGCAACAGATTGGTAAGGACTGTATCTAGTGCTATAGTTTGCTGCTACAATATCTTTGTCGTGTTTTAAAAAGGTATCTACTATAGTTGGTGGAAAATGTAAATCAGTATCTAACCAAAGCAAATGAGTAGCATTTGCATTCAATGCTTCATTTGCTAACCGTGTTCTTGATTCAGCAATAACGCTGCTTGACACAATATGCAAATCATAATTTATATTCTTTGCAGTAAGTTTACTTGTAAGATACGCAAGACTACGAGCAAATACTGTATGAACCTGATCTCGAGCAGGAATACAAATACTTAATTGCATTATAGTGTTGGTGCTGTCTCTTGATTAAGTTCTTTTTCTGCTTCTACTGTAAGCGTATTCATTGAACGTGCAGAAGTTGTTGCAATTTTCACTGCTTTTTGGAAATCTTCGTCTCCTAGATTAGCCATAGCCAACATGTTTTCTGGTTGAACTTTTCCTAAGGTTAAAAGATCTGCTCCTGCTAATTTTCCAAATTTGTGTGTCCAGTGATAACTTTCATCATCTTCTGGAATATCCATAGCTTGAATTTCTGCAATAACTTGTGCTTCTAGTTCGTCGTCTAGATCAAGAGCAAGTAAAGTGTTTTCTTTTCTTACCTTTGTATATTCTTCGGCCAAGTCTACATTCAAGACTTCATAAAGTGTTTTCATAGTGTGCTCCTATTATGTTGCTGGGAAATAATAACCACCAAAAC